CATCGTTTCCGGCAAGGCTGGTCGTTCCGTCCTCGGTCCGAATAAATACCGGCTTTGGGAACATGGCCGCAAGCGTGGTTTTTCCCATGCCGCCCTCGCCAAAGAGCGTCATGATGATCGGTCGATCCGCACGCGGCTTCGACAGCGTTTTAAGATCAATCGCCATTCTTCGCTACCTCCACTTTCACGCCAATCTTGCCCTTCGTGGTGGTGAAGGCGATTGCTATTTTGTCCCAGATTTTCGGCTCGTTGGTCATCAGCCACTTGCAGCCGGCGGCGTCGGCTTCGACCTTCATCTTGATCGGGAGCAGTGCCGCTGGGCACTTGTCCATGACCATCTGCCACTTCTTGGCATCGACCTTCCGCGTTACCGGCTGGGTCAGCGTCACCTTGTAATCTTCCAGGGTGTGGGTGATCGCGCCTTCGTCCTTGACTTCAAGGGCTTGGGTAATTTGGTCCTCGATGGTGTATCGAAGGTCCTTTGCGGCATCCTCTGCCGCCTTGGCGTTAAGCCAATCGCGCGCAAGCGCGTCGATGTTTGTCAGCATCATCTCTTTCCTTCTTCTTCCAACGTCTTGACCATTCGCACAAGAAAGTGCAGGTTGCAAGCGTGAACTTTAACGTGGAGAAGAAAATTGTTGAGCATCGCAGAAATCCGGGACCTTCTGGCTGACCGCCGGCTCACGATTGTGGCCGAAAAATCAGGCCTGTCCTACCCCACCGTCAAGCGCGTGGCGGATGGCGAGGAAGGCATCACCCTCGCCACCCTGCGCAAGCTGTCGGCTTATTTTACGGCTCCGGCTGTATCATCCGATGGATGATTGACGGCCGGCCTTTGCCGCTTTCGGTTTTGGAAACCATACGCTCGATCGGGTAATCTGTGCAGACCATCTGCAGCAGGCCGTCCCGTTCGTGCTTTTTCTGGTTGCCCAGCTTGGGCACGCTCAGGATCAATTCTCGCATCGTCAGCCCGACCGATCCCGATGCCATGATTGCGTCCGCAACTTTCTTGCGCAGGCCGTCCGTCTCGCCTTCGGCCAGGTGCAAGTGCATCGCGTCCACCGTCTGCTTGGCATAAAAATCAACGTAATCAATCGCCCACTGCGCGGCTGCTTCGGTGATTTCCTTGTCGCCCAGGCTGTGGGCCACGATCAAACTCAGCCGCATGGCAATCTCCCGCGTGCGGTTGAGCATGTCGGCCGCAACGGGTGTGGTGGAGTCCTGCCAGTCGTTAAGCCTTTTCTCGTAAGCCCTGAATAGATCCTGGGCGGGCTTGCTAAACGGAATCAGGATCGGCTCCGGCGGAAACTCGGGCCCGTGCCCTTGCAAATCGCCCGCCTCATCAGCGCAGGCGGATGCCGCGGCCCTGACCCAATCCACCACGCTCTTGGGCGGCTCGATCATCGCAGGCACCCGGGACATTTCCCGTTTGCGTTTGCTTTCCACAATCAGGAACCGGTTCAGAAAGCCGCTGGCCACGTCCTTGGACCCAATCGCCTCGTAAAACGTCTCGGGCGTGGTCATGCCAAGAACCGTGACCGATGGCGATTTGATTTCGATGTTCAGGGTTTTCTTTTGCCCCTCGGTCATCTGCATCGTGGCGTAGCCGACGTTGCGCAGCGTCTTGTTCTGCCGCCCAAAGGCCTGCATCAGCATCGTCAGCGCGTCCTTCTTGTGCTGATTGCCGTTCGCCCCTGCCGAGGCCAGCATGGCGCCAAACTCGTCAATCACCGCGATGTGCGTGGGCTTGTCTCGCAGCGATGACAAAACCCCGGCCGCTGAGGTGTAGCCGTTCGGCCCAACCAGGTTGTGGGCCCCGGCCGCCTCAAGGAAATCCTCGATCACCGTGTTGGCGTGTTCTTTGCCGGATCCGGTCTTGCCGATGTTGAGGAAATACAGGCCGGTCATATTCCGGTGGCAGGTTGTAAAGCGCCGGCCCATCGCAACCGATCCAAGCGCCAACGCCGTCTGCACGTCGAATTGCGGCTGCCGCTTGATGCAGGTCTTCGCCGAGAAGGTCACGGCGTCCGCCAGAACGCCTGGCACACTCAGCAGGTGCTTGGGTATGGCGTCGTCCTCACCATCCTCCGGCTTTTTGCGGATGGCCTCCCAGACGGCCGCTCCGTGGCGTATGGCCTCGCGGTCTTCCTCGGTCGGTCCCGACGGCAAGGAACTGAGTTGCAGCATTTCCGCCGCCGCCTTCACCGCCGCGGATGCGTTGCCCATGTGCTGGTATTGGCAGAACACCTCAAAGGCATCGAAGCTGTGCGCCGGGTCAAACGGATCGCTGGCGTGGTGGCTGTAGGCCCGCCCGTCATCAAACAGAATCACCCCCGGAATGCGGCTGGTGCTGTTCGGGCTGAGCCACCTTGACCCGTAGCGGCGGTAACCAGCCTCCTCCAGGGCCGAGGTAATGGAAACGGCATCGTTGTATGCCCCGATGACGCTTGCCCCCTCAGTGCCGATTTTACGGCTCTTGGCGGCCGGCGGGCGAAACTCTGGTGTTCTGATCCACGGGCAGACGCTCATCATCTGCGGGCGAAACCGGTCCCACTCCCGCCACATCATCAAAAGCTGCTCGGGTATCTCCGGAGGGCTGTGCCAATCGGCCCCGGCCCAGGTGTAGGGGTTGCCCGTGTCCGGGTGGATCGAGGGCGGCAGCACGTCTTGAACCGAGCCTGCGCGCAGTTCAAACACCACCTCGGTCTTGCGCGGGTCGCCGTCCACCGGCCAACTGATCTTGCGGGTGGTCAGCATCTCCCCGGCAGGCGCACGAAACAGAACCTTGCCCCGATCCGGGCGGCCGACAATCCGCGGGGCAGACGCAAGGATGGCATCAAGGTCGATGTTCATCGCCTCCATGATCATCCGCGTGTTGGCCATGTGGTCAATGTCCAGCGCAACCGTGCCGCTCAGGCTGTGCAGCACCCCGATGTTGTGGGTCGGGTACTCGGCCCAGTGCGATGGGCTGGTGGGCTGCGTTGACCACCCGAATGTGGTGGGGGCCTTGCTGCCAGCCGGAATGGCGACAAGCGCCCAGCCAGCATCCGCATAGGCCAAGGCCATGGCGTGGGTGTCACTCATGGCGTCCGACCTCCGCAAGCACATCCGCGAACGCGCTCTCCAGAAACTTCCAGCTTCCGAAGGTCACGGGCGGCTTGCCATCGACGGCAAGCGAGCACTGCCACTTCTGCTTGGGCGGAAGCCACTCCAGCTTGACGACGGCCTTCTTGTCGGGAGCGGGCGGTGCGTGTAAAAGCTTCTTCATCGAAGCGATCCTCTCCAAGGTTGGGTTTCGATCACGGGCCAGGCTGTTTGCGCAGCGCTGGCCCAAATTCATCCATAGGTCAAAGTTCGTGGCCGGGCAAGCGACAAAGGGTTTGAACTTAGTCGGGGCCGGAAATCTCAGCCGCAGGATTTTGCAGGTTTAGTAAAATTTAATGGCTGACGATCAAACAAGGTCTGTCGCAAAACCCCAGTGAAACAAGGGGTCTGAGGCCTCTATATATATAAAAGGATTTTTTTCTTTCTTATCATTATAGGGTAGTCAGCTACTTCCTACCTTCAGGGTGTGTAGAGGGTTCCCGGTTTTTATGATTAATGACCGCCCTTGACGCGCCCCACCAAGCGCAGGCATGATCCCGGCATGCGACCTCCCTCGCGGCACCTCAGCCCAGGCCCCTAGTGCCTGGGCGCCTTTCCCCCGAACGAGAGCCACCCATGAATCGATCCGAGATCCTCGATACTGCGAAGGCCTGCGTTACCGTCGACAGGGCGGCCGTACACGGCAACGCCGAGAATACCTTTGGCGAGATAGCGCAGGCATGGAACTGGTGGCTGGGCGGCCGCCTCAGCGCGCCTGTGACGGCATACGACGTCGGGATGATGATGGCGCTGTTCAAGATGGCCCGGGCCAAGGGCAACCCAAGCCACATGGACTCAGTTGTGGACGGGGCGGGCTACCTCGCCTTGGCCGGCGAAATGGCGTCATCGGGCAGCCCCTCGACTGGCTGATCGTTTTGGAGTAGGGTTCAAACTCAATCCACCGGCCGATGGTCGAGATGAGAGGCTACCGTGAGTTTGCAGTTTGAAACTTGGAAGATCGATCGTTGCATCGATTACGCACGAAACCCACGCAAAAACGATCACGCCGTTGACAGGGTAGCCGCAGCAATCCGCGAGTTTGGATTCCGGGTCCCGATCGTTGCCAAGTCCGACGGAACCGTCGTGGACGGCCACCTGCGCCTCAAAGCCGCGAAGAAGCTGGGCCTGACCGAGGTTCCGGTCATCCTGGCCGACGACATGAGCGAGGCCCAGATCAAGGCGTTTCGCCTCAGCGTCAACAAGGTCGCCGAACTCGCCGAGTGGGACATCGATTTTCTAAAGCTTGAACTTCAGGACCTGGATGAACTTGGGTTCGACCTCACCCTCACCGGCTTTGACACCGACGAACTCGCCAACCTTCTTGCCGATCCAGCCGAGGGCCTGACCGACGACGACGCCGTGCCAGAGGTTCCTGCCGTCCCGGTGACGGTCGAGGGCGACGTGTGGCTGCTGGGGCGGCACCGGCTTATGTGCGGGGACAGCACCAGCATCGACCACCTCGAGAAGCTCTGCGACGGCCAGCTTGTTGACATGTGGCTGACCGACCCGCCCTACAACGTGGCCTACGAGGGCGGCACGAAGGAAAAGCTGACCATCAAGAACGACAGCATGACCAACGACAATTTCCGGCAATTCTTGCGGGATTCATATTCCGCCGCCGATGCGGTGATGAAGAAGGGCGCGGTTTTCTACATTTGGCACGCTGACTCGGAGGGGTACAATTTCCGGGGCGCCGCGTCTGATATTGGTTGGACCATCCGCCAGTGTCTGATTTGGAAGAAATCCAGCCTCGTCATGGGCAGGCAGGATTACCACTGGATGCATGAGCCGTGTCTTTACGGCTGGAAGGACGGGGCCGCACATCTTTGGGCCACCGACCGCAAGCAAACGACCATCCTTGAGTTTGCCAAGCCGACGCGGAACGGTGAACACCCAACCATGAAGCCGGTGGAGTTGTTCGAATATCAGATGCTGAACAATACCAAGGGCAGCGACCTGGTTCTAGACAGCTTTGCCGGGTCGGGGACGACCGCCATTGCCTGCGAGAAGCACGGTCGCATGGCCCGCCTCATGGAGCTCGACCCCAAATACTGCGACGTCATCATCACCCGCTGGCAGGACTTCACCGGGCAGACGGCAACGCTTGAGTCCACCGGCCAGACCTTCGGTGAACTGTCCGAAGAACGGAAGGCTGCGTGATGGCTGGCCGTCCCGCAATCACGCTGACAGACGAACAGCGCGCAGAGATGGAAACCCTTGCCTCCGTCCTGAACCAAGACCAGATTGCCGATTACTTTGGCATAACCCGCCCAACCCTCGCCGCATTGATGGAGCGCGATGAAGATATTTCTTTGCGCTATAAAAGAGGCAAGGCAAAAGCCATCGGCAAGATCGCGCAGTCCTTGGTGCAAAAGGCACGGGCGGGCGACACCACGGCCATGATCTTCTACCTAAAGACTCAAGCCGGATGGCGTGAAAAGCAGGAAGTTGATGTTACTTCTTCCGACGGCAGCATGACGCCGCAGGTGGTCGAGCGGATCATCATCCAAGCCAAAGACGCGGATGGCTAAGAACAGGCTCAGGATCCCGACGGCGGCGTGCTTCATGCCGCTGCTGGAGCCAGCCCGATACAAGGGCTGCTGGGGCGGCCGTGGGAGTGGCAAGTCTCGCTTCTTCGCCGGGCTGCTGGTCGAGGAACACTTGCGGTTCCCTGGGCATCGCAGCGTCTGCATCCGCGAAGTGCAAAAGTCCCTGAAGCAATCAGCCAAGAAGCTGATCGAGGACACGATCCAGACTTACAACTTGGGAGAGGCGCAGGGCTTCAAGGTGTTTCGCGAGGTCATCGAGACGCCGGGCGACGGCTTGATCATCTTCCAGGGGATGCAGGACCACACGGCCGACAGCGTGAAGTCCTTGGAGGGCTTCGACCGCGCGTGGGTCGAAGAGGCCCAATCGCTGTCCGACCGATCGCTGTCGCTCCTTCGGCCCACGATCCGCGCCGAAAAGTCTGAGCTCTGGTTTAGCTGGAACCCGTCCCGGCCGACCGACCCGATCGATCAGCTTCTGCGCGGGCCTGTCCTGCCGTCAGGCGCCGCTGTCGTTCGGTCCAACTGGTCTGACAACCCGTGGTTTCCCGACGTGCT